AGCTATGCCGCCTCTAGGCTGCATAGGCATCACATCAGGCACATTTCTTTGAAAAGGGTTTGGCCCTAATCCAGACTCGTATGCTCTGATTCTAGAAGAAAAGTCACCGGGAATCATACTCATAAACTTTTCCCTAGTCGTACTTCTTAATCATCTCCAAAATAATAGAGTAACTGTCGCCACTGGAGTGACCCACAGTTGTGAAGTCAATGTCTCCGGTTTTGCCAGATCCAGCATTATTTGGGATAGCCGTAAAGTTATCGTAGTATTCATCGCCGGTTGCATCTGCCGGTATGTGTGTTAGCAAGACGTTTGTTGAAGCATCAAACTCTAACTTAACGCTCATGCCAACAGTCATCCAATAAATTCTTTGGATGTGAACCTCAGTGCAGGCTTGTCCGGCAGAGTTTGCAGCTAAGGCAGATACATCTACCTTTTTAACTGCTGACTCGCCAGTGCCATCAGACACATTGGTGAACCGCATGACGAGATTTCTCTCGCCATCCTGAATAGTCTGGGTAGTTACAGCATCAGCCATATCTCACCTCCTACAGTTCAGTTACCGCAGTGCGTTCTTTGTGTGCGCCAATATAATCAACGGTCAAAGTTTTCGCAGCGGCAGCACCATTTTGTATACCAAAAGATACGGTTAACTCCTCGTTATCTGGAGCATTAGTGCTTACCACCGTGCCAGCTAGTACGTTGTTTTGGAAAACGTGAAACTTCTGATCTTTTGGATCATATACAAATCCAATGGTCATAAAAGTATCGTCGGCCAAAGCGTTAGGCAAATCCAAAGTAGATTGCGTGCTGTCCTTTTCAACGATGAAAGTGACTGTTGTGCCACCATCAGACTTCAAAAAGAATATGCCGTCTGTAACATCTAACGGGCTAGTATCCGTAAGTTGCAAACCAGCAACAATATCGCTTTGCGTAGCATCATTGGTTTTAAACCTCATGTTGAACGCTAACTGCTTGCCAGCTTCGTACTTGAAGCCTTCTTTTACCAATTGGAAAAAGTCGTTATCGTTGTCGCCAGCGGCGTTAGTGACCAACAAAAGACCGCCATCACCATCAGCTAATGCTTCTGATGCGGATCCTGATCCATCTTCAGTTGTTGTAATTGTCCAATCGGACGCTAGATAAGTATCAAAATCATTAAAGTAACTATGATACTTTTGGGGTGCGGGCATTTTTAATTTACCAAGCGTTCCATCAGCTGAAACATTGGTAACACCGCTCGTAAAGTGTGTTGTCATACTACAGTCCTCCTAAATTAGACCAGCAACCGGCCCATCCGATTGCCATAGAGACTCTGTCAGTATACCACTAAAAACCGAAAAACAAATAAAAAGGGCCGAAGCCCTTTCTCATCCGTAAACTTTTTGGTAAGCCTCAGCTCTGCCTGCGGCAACAATTTGTCTTTTGTACTTTTTGATCATGGTTTTCGCTGCGTGCTGTTGCGCTGGTGTCCATTGATCTTGTCCTGCGAGGCTTTTACCGAAATTGCTGTCGGTCCCGTTGAAGCCCATCCCATCTTCGTCAACCGCCCCATCACACGCACTTGAAATAACAGAAACAAAATCCTGTAATGCAACCACCACATTTGTAGGCAAAGGCTTAGGCGACTTCTTGAATACTTTTTCCACAGACTCCACATCTATCGCTATCTCCTCAATGCTGACATTGTTTTCAACCACGTTGTCTAGAGCCTTATCTAGAACCTTCTGCTTGCTTACAAGCACTTCGGCTAACCTAGCGTCAATTGAACCATCAACAACCAAATGCTGTACCAGCACTGAGCTATCCTGACCGATTCTGTGGCATCGATCTTCTGCTTGTGACACGTTACCGGGAACCCAATCAAGTTCCGCAAACACTACGTGACTTGCAGAAGTCAGGGTAATTCCTACACCCGCAGCACCGATGGTGCCGATAAACACATCAGCGTTACCAGCCTGAAAAGTATCAACAGAGTTTTGTCTGTGAGCTTGTGTGCAGTCGCCTGTAAGAGTAACCACAGTTTTACCAGCTGCCTCTAGACCCCCTTTGATGCCGTCAACAACGTCTTTGTGATGAGCCATAACGACTACTTGATGATCGATATCAGCTACGTGAGCAACCACATCGGCTACTTTAGCTAGAGCTGTATCGTGACGTACACCTGACATTTGCTCAAACTCCACATCTTGAGAGGATGTTTCTGTGACTGCGTCAGCAAGAGTCTCAAACTCTTTTTTGATCTGATCGCGGTAATCGTTGCTTGGCAATACGATGATCTGACGCACCTTCTCTGGCAGCTCTTTTAACACTTCGTCTTTTTTCCTACGAATCATGAAAGACTGACGCAACAGTCTTTGCAGTTCATCTAGGTTAGATGCGCCATCAAAGTGCCAGCCAAATCGATCTTGATAAGCGCCTGCATACTTACGGCCAAACTTGAAGAAGTTACCAAAAGTAACAGGATCCAGATAACCAGCGATTGGCTGTAGTTCGATAGGACGGTTTGTGATTGGGGTCCCGGTCAATACAACCTTACGGTTTGCTTTGATACCTACAGCAACGCCAGTGCGCTTTGCTTTTGGGTTCTTGATATAGTGCGCCTCATCCATGATAACGAGGTCCCAAGTACGTGCGTTGATTGCATCTTGATGCTTAGTTAGCACGTCGTAGTTGATGATAACCACGTCAGGCGTCTTAGGGATCTGCTCACCACCACCGTTAACAATCTGAATGTCACGCTCAGAAACCAACCATTTGGTCATTTCGTTTTTCCAGTTGATCTTGAGAGATGCTGGGCATACAACCAAAACAGTTTTAGGAGCTGTAGCATTGATCACGCCGATAGCTTGTATGGTTTTACCTAGGCCCATTTCATCACCAATCAGCGTAGATTGACGCTGTGTCGCATAAGCGATGCCAGCTTTTTGATATGGAAGATAAGACAGTCCAGCCGGGACCGGGATCTCAATGTCTGCATCGACGGCTTGAATCAGCAATCGCCTGATCGTTGTCTCTAAGACGAGTAACCATCCACTGATCATCGACTTTGCGCACAGAGTAACCAGCAGCTTTGACGGCTGCTTTACGCTCGCGCCATACCTGCCAGAAGTCTGAGTTAGGCTTGGCAGTGCTGATAAAACGACCATCTGTGTGGACCGTTTCTGCTGACCAATCTAATTTCAATTCCATTTTTGTCTCCGGTTTTGCGTATCTATATTGTTAATATACACGCTACCGTGTCCATGTGCAAGTTTTTGTACATATGTATCTAGGCATAAAAAAAGAGGGCCGAAGCCCTCTTTCTCAGTAGTTGAGTAATAAACCCTACTGTTGGTTCAATTAAGCACCTTGCGAGCCAAAGATTCCTCTCCAATCAGAGAAACCAAAGCTGTAACGCTCTCTAGCCTTATATCTGATGTTACCAGTCGTAAAGTCTGGTTCCATTGATGTTTCCATAGCCGTTCTTTGGAACATCTTAAGGCCTTCACCTGACTCAGTGACCGTAGTCAATAAGAAATACGCATCAGGGTCATTCAGGTAGTGGTTAACTGTGTAACCGCCCGGAACGACGCCAGTATTTCTGATCGCGTTAAGGTCATTGTCAGCTGTTCCAGTTCTACCCGGTGAGTTGAGGATCCTATCAGCAACAAACACTAGCTGTGGTGGAACCACAAGCTTTGTAGCTTGTACTGAAATCGTTAGGCCTCTGTCATCAGTAAAAGTGGAAATATCAATCAGATTATCTTCGAGACTAGTCTCGTTCAAGTCTGCCATGGTTGTTGCTCTGTTCGCAGCAGTTCCACCACCCGCAAGTGGGTGAGCTGTATTGATTAGAGAAACGCCATCGCCACCTGTGAAAGATGAGCTGAATGCGTTGTTGAGTACGTCTGCGCCTTTCACTTCTTTGGTGTGAGCCATAGATTGTGCAAGTGCTTTTACATACCTTTTACCAAGAGAATCGTAAAGATTGTCTTCGATTGCTTCTTCAGTCAAAGCAAAAGCAAGCGCGACAGTGTCGTGCGTATACCTTGCTGTAAAGCCTTCATTAGCATTATCGAAAGCAACCCCTGCTCCCTCTGTTTTTGTCGGTGCGCTACCGAAGCCTGTAATTAAGACCTCTTCCTCGAAAGCTCTTTGACTGTCTTCAACCGCAAAGATGTCAGCGTATTCCTGACCTCCATAACTGTCGTATGACATACCAAATAAGCTGTTAAGTCCGGGTTCTAATTCCTTGGCTAATTGCGCTCTTGAAATCGCCATCTAATTAACCTCCTTAAGCTAACCCGGCGCCTTTAACACCGAATATATGGTTTTGGATTACAACGTATACGTTGGTTGCATCCGATGAAACATCGTCATTATCAGGATCTTCTGAAATATCGATTGCCTTAACAGACAACGTCGTTCCAGTTCCACCGTCAGAGACGTTAAGTTCAGCACCTGAAATACCAGTAACGGTGCTTCCAGATGTCGTATACACAATGTCAAAATTACCAAACAGGTCTGCAATTGGGAACGCTGCGTTGCACTGTATCTCGAATACTACATTTGGATCGTCGATAATAAACGCTATTATGTCCGATGCATTTGTAGATGCGGGATAGTGGTTGCTAAACACTTGTTCGCCAGTTGTAGGATCCGTGAATTGGCATCCATTAAATACGCCTACGATGGGAACAGTCCCACCATCAGCGTGAACCTCAACGGTTCCACCAGTGACTTGAGCTACCATATCGCCTTGAAATATTGCTGTTCCGTAGTTCGCGGCTATACGATATCGACTCTGTCCACCAGTGTAAGGGCTTCCACCAATCATTTTGACTGGTTTCATGCCGAAAGCGGCATCTTTATTAGCCATGATACACTCCTATCATTGTTTACCGAAGGTCACTTTGGTATCCCTTTGAGGATCGTATTTGACGTAACGTCCATCTTTTCGTGAATCATTGAAAACCGTATTATCTAAGGCTTCCACTTGCTCCACGTTTTTTTGTTGATAGTATGCATTACGTTGTTCGACCATCTCGCTAGGCATTTTGCCCAAAATCAAACCTTCATTATTAATAATGCCAGTAGATTTGCCCACCTCAACGGTTGACATGTGCTGCCACTCAGCTGGAAGTTCTTCTAATTTCACCAATTCCCATCCTTCACGGATACGTCTTGATACGTTAGATCGATCTTCTTCACCAAGCATTGCGCTCCTGATCCACCTGTAGGTCATCCCCGGTGGTGGAGGTGGAGCTTCTAAGCTTCTAACTGGCCTCCATGGTTTACTACGAAGATTATTATCGTGAGCTTCGGATTCACGCGAGTTTCGATTCGCTACTTTCTTTTCATTAGTTGTCATATTGCCTCCCTTTGAGCAATTTTTTGCTTCTCTTGAGCTACTCGTTTCAACCAGTCTTGCTCAGACATGTTGTGCGGTTTTAGCCCTCGAAGGCGCTCGACTTCTGACTTCGAGAAAGTTACGCCGTTCTTTTTACTACGTGTTTGTTGACGACTTCCAACGGAAGCGGATGCGACTCTTTGCACGGA